GGGTAGAGATGGATTTGGATGGTGATGGTAACTTAGTACTTCCTAAACAGTCAGAGGTGGTGCGTCAGGATTTTCGAAGCAGTTCTCAGGAGTCGCTGGAGGCCGAGGAGCAAAAAGAACGTCTGGATATATGGAATCAGCAGCTAGAGAGTTACGGGGAGTCCTTATACAAGAACTCAAAGAATTAGAAAAGGCAAGAACGTTTGACGAATTACATACACAAGTAAGTGAAATATCTATAATGATGGCAAAGCGAATGCGAGATGCCATTCTTGATGATATAGATTTTGCATATCGTAACGGTTATGAATCTGCTTATGGTGAAATAAAAGGCATAAACAAAACTGCTGCTAAAGCTCCAGACATGTCTCCAGATGATGAGGATTTATTGAGAGTTTTAAAGAATGAAGGTATATTGTTTAAAGCATATGCAGATTTTCAAAATGTAGTTACAGAGCAATTAAATAGAATTATAACACAAAGTGTTGCAGGTGGTTTGTCAATACCTCAAACTGTGCAAGCAATGAGGGCAGCGGCAGTAGGAGAAACTTACAAATTGACTAGAATAGCGCGTACTGAAATAACTAACATTAGTAATGAAGGTAGGTTAAGAGGATATAAAATAGCTGAACAGCGTATGGGTCAACAATTCAAGTATAGTCTTATTGTTGGAAAAGATAGTCGAGTATGTCCTGCACACAAAGAATTAGCAAGACGTATGCCTGAACGAGGTATGTATTTAAATGATTTAATCATGTTACAACAAGAAATAGGTGCGAAGTATAGAATGAATTTAAGAGGGCATTCTTTATTGCATCCAAATCAAAGAACGTCTTTAGTGAGGATAGTATGAGTAGAATGCCAGACCATATTAAAATACATATATGTAATGCAAAGTACGGTCATCACGGAAACGGTAAGGAGAAAAATGAGCAGACAGTGTAAGAAATGTTTAAGAGGAGCAATGACAGTCCATATAGCGGCTAACGGATTTTGTGAAGAGTGCGAGACAGAAAGAGCATGGAAGAATGCAGACAGGCAATATATTCTTGCAGCACAAAAGAAACAACGTATGGATTATTACGAAAAAGCACAGAAGTATGTTAATAAGAAGTGGAAAGAAAAGTATGGTGACGAACATATAGATAACGTCAAGATGTATAAATAATGGGACTAAGAGGGCCAGGAGTTGTAGGAAGTACTGACAGTCGTGGCGGTATGCGAGTACGTATGCGTATGTCGCAACAAGTCAAAAGATTTTTTGAAAACATAGGTGTAGCTGCTGAAGATGCCTTAGACAATGCACTAACAGACGTTGCAATGAAAATACAAACTCGCACTATAGATAACCTTGCAGACGGCTGGAAACCACCTAAAGGTGAAGGTACAGAACAAGACCCAGCAGGCGCATACGATACAGGTAGATTAGCTAATAGCATACAGATGTCTGATGATTATTTAGAAAAGCGTGTAGGGTCTAATGTAAAGTATGCAAAACATATGGAGTTTGGTACAGGTCCAGCAATCGGCAGAAAGCGTTACTTACCTCCGTATGGCAAAGGCAGTGAGCTAGCTGGCTGGTCAAGAAGACAACAAATAGGTGATGCAGGTAGTGTTGCTTTACAAATTTTAGGTAGAGGTACATTTCCTAGAAGATACTTAGGCGGCGCAGTTTACAGTGAAAAAACAGAAGTATTACATCAATTTGCAGAGCATCTTGAGAACGAAATAAACGAGTTAACAGATTCAGGCGTAACAGTTAAAGTAAAACGTAGATAGGTATGTAATTCGTAAGGTTAACACATTACATACATTTTTGTAAAATTTTGTATGTAATTCGTAACCCGAGTAAATATTTTTCTTTTTATAACTGCTTTTCTGTATGTAATTCGTGGCAGACGAAAGTAACACTGGTTGGAAAGTCTACCGACCAGAGTGGTATAATGACAGAGTAATGGAGACCTATATCTCCGCTCCAGTCGTCGATAAACAGAACGACATGATACCCACAGAAACTATCAAAGAAGCTATGGATTTTTACATGCGCTACGGCGTATATTCATATCGCCATGAGGAAATGCCTATTGGACTTCCCCTGGCTTACAAAGTTAAAAATGGTAAAGTTAAGATTAGAGTAGGAATACACAGTAAAATCGGAATGCACGATAAAGTGTGGAAAGAAATTAAAGATTACGGTCCAACAGGAGCCAGTAGTATTCGTGGTGAAGCCACAAACCAAGAGAAAGTATGTTACAATGAAAACGACTGCCACAATCGTATTAATGAACTTTCTCTTTGGAGCATATCTTGGGTTGGCGATAATCCAGCTAACCCAGAGGCTAAAGTCACGAATGTTGCAATGGCTAAATCTAAGAGTGTTCAGACTACATTAGATGAAGTTGGTTCTATGGTAGAAAAGATTATAGAGCGCAAGAAAGGCAAATATTGTTTGTACGCTAAAAAGGACCGAAGGCTTCTAGGCTGCCATGATACCAAAGCAGGAGCTATAAGGCAGGAAAGGGCCATACAAGCAAGAAGATACAGCAAATCTGATGTGCTTGGTGAAATACTTACAAAGATAGAAAAGTATAAGATACCTAAAGGCGTAAAAAAAGAAGCAATAACAGGTAGAGAATTACGTAAAGAATTTGGATATGGTGGCGGTAAAGTTACAAAAGCAATTAACGCACACTTAATTAACAAACAATATGTAAGTTATGCGATGGCCATGAAGATTCACAAGTATTATAGAAGGCATGAGAAAGTAGACCCACAAGGTAAGAATTTTGATAATAAGAAAAGACCTAGTAAGGGTTTAATTATGTGGAAAATGATGGGCGGCAATGCAGGACATAGTTGGAGTAAGAGTTTGGAAGACAAAGCAAAAGCAGATGACCCTAGCACACCAGCAAAACCTAGTGAAAGACGTACAGGTAGCGATAAGAACCCACAAGGTTCTGCAAGCGGTCAACGTGGCGGAATTAAACTTAGTGAAGCTAACATTAAAACACTTAAGAATTACATTAAAGAACATAATGAGAAAGTAGGTGATGCAAAAGGCAAGAAAGCAAATTTAGGTGCGTTAAAAGCGGTATTTCGTAGAGGTGCAGGAGCATTTTCTACGAGTCATAGACCTAGTGTAAGCAGTAGAGACCAATGGGCATTAGGTAGAGTCAAGGCTTTCTTAAAATTATTAAGTTCTGGTAAGCCATCTAACCCAAAATATACTACAGATTATGATTTACTGCCAGCAGAACATCCTAAATCTACTAAAAAAGAAAAAGCAGAGTATCAAGGTCGCAAAGTAGAGCTTAACAAACCACGTAGATTGTCTGGAGATAAGAAAAAGTTTGGAGTTTATGTCAAAAACGATAAAGGCAATGTAGTGCAAGTTAAGTTTGGCGACCCTAATATGGATATAAAGCGTGATGACCCAGATAAACGCAGACAATTTAGAGCAAGGCACAACTGTGACAACCCAGGTCCTAAACATAAAGCAAGATATTGGTCTTGTAAGATGTGGAGTACTAAAAATGTGTCAGATATAACAAAAGCAGAGTGTCCTTGTGCAGTTAAGACAGAAAA